AGATCGCCCCGGCCACCGTTGACTACCACAAAGCACAGTGCCGCACCGAGGGTGGCCTGGAGCGCTTCAAGACGTTTGTTGAAAGCGCCCCGGCTATTACCGGTGACTCTGGCCTGGACGGTCGCAAGGCGCCCGGTTCAGACAAGGCACTCAACGCTGAGACCCTCCAGATTGCCGGGATGATGGGCAACTCTGAAGAGGACCTCAAGAAATACGGAGGGGTGAACTGATGCCGCTTACTCAAGATCGCATGACCCCCGTGCGCGACGGTGAGGTAATGCCTTACGCAGTCGCCGCCGGCGTGGAAATTTTTCTGGGAGCGCAAGTGGCTGTGAACGCCACCGGCTACCTGGTGCCTGGCTCTGAAGCCACAACCCTGACCTACGTCGGCCGAGCGGATGCCCACGTCGACAACAGTGAAGGTGCCGATGGCGACGAGACGTGTCTGGTCCGCCGTAAGAAAGCGTTCCTGTTCAAGAACTCCGACGCCGATCCCGTCGACCAGAGCCTGGTCGGTCAACCCTGTTACATCCTGGACGACGAGACCGTCGCCGGCACGGATGGCACTGGCACTCGCTCTGAGTCCGGTACCGTTCTGGCTGTCGAGTCTGCTGGCGTCTGGGTCGAGTAAGGAGAGCATCAGTGATTGTTAATAAAAGTGCACTCGATGGCGTGTTCTTCAATCTGAAGACCACGTACAACCGCGCCCTCCAGGCCGCAGAGCCGGAATGGAACAAGATCGCCATGATGGTGAGTTCCGGTTCCTCCGAGAACCGCTACAAGTGGATGGAGCGTTTCCCGGCCATGCGCAAGTGGGTTGGCGAGAAGGTGGTCAAGCAGCTCAAAGGCCAGGGCTACACCATCATCAACGATGACTTTGAGGCCACCATTGAGGTGGACCGCAACGACATCGAGGACGACACCCTGGGTATCTACGGCCCGGAAGCGGAGATGGCAGGTTACAGCGCTGCGCATTTGCCGGACGAGCTGGTATTCGACCTGGTCAACGCAGGCTTCGTGGAGCTGTGCTACGACGGACAGCCGTTCTTTGACACGGACCATCCAGTGAAAAAGAAAAACGGCAGTACTGTCAGCGTGTCCAATAAAGGCACTGCCGCCCTGAGCTTCGCCACTCTGGCAGCGGCTCAAGCGAGTTTCGGTGCAGCCCGCACAGCCCTGCGCAAGATGAAGGACGACGAAGAGCGCCCGCTCAACATCAAGCCCAACATTCTGCTGGTGGGCCCAGCGCTGGAAGACACCGCCAGGGCACTGATGATGGTGGATCGCCTCGAAGACGGTAAACCCAACCCGTTCAAAGGTTCTGCAGAGGTGGTGGTGTCGTCCCGACTGACCTCGGACACAGCTTGGTATCTGCTGGACACGACTAAGCCCGTCAAGCCTTTCATCTACCAGCAGCGCAAGGCACCCGTGTTCGTCTCTCAGACCAACATGGACAGCGAAAGCGTGTTCATGCAGAAGAAGTACCGCTACGGCGCAGAGGCTCGCGGTGCGGCTGGCTTCAGCTTCTGGCAGATGGCCTACGGCTCTACGGGAACTGTCTAAGGCCCGGGCGTAGCGTGAACTGAAAATGGCCGGGCCTGAGCCTGGCCATTTTTAAACCGAACAAGTATTGGGAGGGCACCATGGTTGCCGCCAAAAACAGCACAGCGAAGACCGCCAAGACCACAAAGACGGCCACCAAGGCTGCCGAGGGTAAGGCGCCCGAGAAAGAAAACGCACAGGCCCAGGCTGCAGAAGCGGCTCAGGACACCAACCAGGTGAAGGACAGCGCCGACGTTAAGGGCAGCACCGAGGTGAAGGAAAACACCGAGGCCAAGGACACAGCAGGAAGTGAGCAGGCCGCATCAGCGGATAACGGGGGCGACAATGACGACACCCAGCATCCGCAAGCGCAATCGGAGAACCAGGCAAGCCCGGACCCGGACGCACCGAAAGAGGCAGAAGAGGTCAAGCGCATCGCGGTGAAGGCGATGACACCCCGCTTCCGCCGTGCCGGCTTCGAGTTCAGCCCGAGGGAGCAAATCATCGATGTTCGCAAGCTGACCGAAGAGCAGCTGCAGGCCATCATGGAAGAGCCGCGCCTGGCCGTTCGCCCGGTAGGCCAGGAAGACTGATATGGCTGTCTACGCCACGCTCCAGGATCTGATCGACCGCTTCGGGAACGATGCCGTTCTCGTGGCGTCCGATCGGGACCGGGACGGCCAGATGGATACGGACGTTGTCGACAAAGCGCTGCTCGATGCAGATGCCGAGATCGACACCTACGTGGGCCAGCAGTACAAGCTGCCGCTGCCCAAGGTGCCGCGCATCCTCACCAAGCTGGCTGTAGACATTGCCTTTCACGTTCTCTCGCCGGAGGCGGACACCGCCACCGAACACCGGCGCGGTCGCTATGACAACGCCATTGCTCTCCTGCGCCGCATCGCCAAGGGCGAAGTCAGCCTTGGCATCCAGGAACAGAGCCCGGTCAGCATCAAGCCTTCAATCAACTATCGCCCCCGCCGCTGGGGCCGTGATCGGAGGCTGACATGAGCATCGGCGTGCAGTACGACCTGGCCGGCGTGGCCCGCCTCCAGGAGCGGATTGCCAAGTTGGGGAACCTCGACCGCCGGGAACTGCTGGAGCAGTTGGCCGGCGTGGCGGAGAGCCAGACCCGCCGCCGCATCAGTGAAGAGCAGAAATCGCCAGGCGGTGAGCCTTGGCAGGCCTGGAGCGCCAACTATGCGGCCACCCGCCACGGTGGCCAGTCCTTGCTACAGGGCGAGGGCGACCTGGTCGACAGTATCATCAGCGAAATCGAGGTCGATGAAGCCCTGATCGGTTCCAACCTGGTCTATGCCGCCATCCATCAACACGGGGGCACGCCTGATATGGCACCGGGCCCTGCAGGCATTCCAGCTCGTGAATATCTGGGTTTTTCCCAGGACAACCTGGATGAGATCGAAAGCGTGGCTGATCGCTGGCTCGACAAACACTTGGAGGCAGCATGAGCGGTGATATCAAGCTGACACGGGACGCAATCGTTTCCGCGATTAAGACGGCACTGCCGGATCTCTACACGTGTGAGGCTCACGGCGGCCGCTTCGATTTGAATGAACTGAACCGCTGGAGCAAACAGGCCCCGGCGGTGTTGGCGGCGGCTGTCTCAGTACCGTCTATCGAAGATGGCCCAACGCGCATTGCAGAGGTTCGCTGGGTGGCCTATCTAGTCACGCGCGACACAGCCCAGTCCACCCGGGATGTGGCCGCTCTGGACTATTCCGAGGCCTTGATGCGGCTGGTGCGCAAAAACACCTGGCAACTGGACAACACACATAACCCCACACGCGTGGCTGCCGAGAACCTTTACAGCGGCCAGCTCGACCGCCACGGCATCGCCTTGTGGGCCGTGAGCTGGCAGCAAGGCATCAGCCTGCGCAACACCGACATCGCCGAACTGGCGGACTTCACCCTTTACACCGCCACCCATGAAGTGGGTGACGGCCCGGTTGCCGAAGACCGGGTTGAACTGCCCCAGGAGTAACGACTGTGAGCGCTTTGAAGAAAGACACCATCTACGTGAAACCCCGTGAAGGCCTGCGCATCCGCCAGGAGAACGGCAAGCCGCTGCCAGCGGACGGCGGCCAGGTGCCGCTGAATTCCTTTTGGCGCCGCCGACTGCGGGACCAGGACGTGCTTGCGGCTCAGCCGCCGCGCAAGCCGAAGGCGAAAGCCAAATCCACTGACACCAAGGAGGCATAAGGTATGTCCATCAGTGCCGGTATCTTCAACCAAATCCCAGCCGCCTTGCGGGTGCCTGGTGTATACATCGAATTCGATGACCGCCTGGCAGGCAACTCCGCCTTTCAGGGACGCCTCCTGGTGATGGGCCAACGCCTGGCGACCGGTGAGCGCGAAGCCCTGGAGCTGGAGCGAATCACCAACGCCGAGCAGGCAGAGCGCTACTACGGCCGGGGCTCCATGCTGGCCGAGATGCTGCGCCACTCCCTCAACGCACAGCCTTACCTGGAAACTTGGGCGCTTCCGCTGGACGATGTGGAATCTGGTTCAGGCGGTGTGAAGTCCACCGGCAAAATTGCCCTGGCGGGCAGTGCCAGC